GCGCTCGGCCTCGCGGCGGCGGGCGTGGACTGGGATAAAAACTACGAGGCCGCGATGAAGCACGCCCTGAAGCTGCGCGAGCACGGCAAGGCGGGCCTCAACGCGGAGGTCGAGGGGCTCGGCACGGCGGCGGGCGCGGCGTACCAGGATTATCTGGAAGCCGTGGGCCGCGCCGGGAAAGATTCGGACGAAGCCGCGCAGGCGCTTGAGGCCTACAACGCCGCACAGAGTGCGTATAACGACGCGGTGGCGGCGCTGCCGGAAAAGCTCCAACAGCTCGAAGAGGAGTACAAAAAGAACATCGCAGCCATTTCAGATGGGCTGCTGAAGACCACCGGCTACCAGGGCACGGGCAAGGGACGCTATGTCGAGGTCACGGCGGCAGAGCGCACGGGAACCGCGGAGGTGCCGGAGAGCCAGATGCTCTACGCGCGCGGCGGGCGGCTCAGCCCTTACGCGGCGGCGCTGCCGCCGGTCAGCGGGCACTATGTCAACGGCATCTGGGTTCCGAATGGCGAGGACGGCATCTACGAGTACAGGACAGCGAACGGGACGGCGCAGGCGGCGGAGGGTGACGTCCGGGTGCTCCAGGGTCAGATGAACATGACCCAAGAGCAGAAGCAAGTCGCGGACGCGCTGGCGGCGAACTACGGCAGCTGGGAGGCGTTTCTCAGCGACCTGAACGACCAGGACCGGGCGGCGATGGACTACGCGCTCGCCGGGTCGGAGCGGGACTACTGGCAGGAGATCATGTTCAACGCCTTCGGCATCCGTCCGGACGCTTCGACCTATCAGTGGTCGGGCTTCAACGCGACGGACGCGCAGGACACGACGCTCTTCCGCAACGTGCAGGCGATGCTCGGCACGAAGCCGGTCTCGGCGCAGGATTCGGCGGACTACACCAACGCGCTGCTTGCGGAGATCACGGCGGCCTACGACGAGGCGAGCCGGTACAACGCGGCGCGGGAGGCCGTGCAGCGGCTGGTGGATGCAGGCACATTTGAGGGCTATGACTGGTCAACGATCAACGGCGGATGGACGGAGGACATCCTCGCGGACATGGCCGCGGAGTTCGAAGCGAAGGGCGAGGAGATCCCGGCGAACCTCGGCAAGGGCATGGAGAGCTCCGCGGACACCGTCTTCACGGAGGCCGACCTGCTCTCCAACGCGACCGGCGAAGAGCTGGAGACGGGGCTGGAAGAGGCCGGGGAGCAGGGCGGCGCAGGCATGGCGCAGGGCCTCGGAGCCAAGCTGCCGGACGTGCGGCGCAAGGCGCATGACCTGGCGATGGCCGCGCGGGACGAGATCGAAAAGGCGCTCGACATCCGCAGCCCGTCCCATGTGATGGAAGGCCTCGGCCAGTACACCGGCGAGGGCTTTGCGATCGGCATCGAGGACATGGTGAACCGCGTGCGCGCGTCCGTGGCCTCGATGGTGGACGCGACGACGCAGCCGGTGGCGGCCTACACGGGCGCGGCGAACGGCGGCGGCCAGGGCGGCAGCTACTCGACGAGCTCGGCGGTCTATGTGGACAAGTACTACCAGAACAGCGCCGAGGACATCGGCTACATCGAGGCGCAGCTCGCGGATATGCAGCGGCGTCAATTGCAGGGCTTCGGCCACAGGGGGTGAGACGGCTTGCAGGACTACTTCATCTGGAACGGCGTGGACAGCCGGACGATGGGGGTCATCGTGACGAAGCTCCCGCCGCGGGTTTACCCTGCGGAGCGCGTGGAGCAGACCACGGTCCCGGGGCGGCCCGGCTTCCTGACGCGCACCCAGGGCGAGGGCATCTATGACGGCTACCTCCTGAGCATCGGGATCGCCAACAAACGCACCGCGGACGCGGCGGCCATCGCGGCCTGGCTGCGCGGCGCGGGGGAGCTGATCGTCGGGAGCGAGCCGGATCGGGTCTACTATGGCCGGATCATCAAGGAGGCCAGCCTCGAGCGCGTCATGCGCGGCGCGTGGTCTGGGACGGTCGCCTGGATGGTGCAGCCGGGGAAAGGGCAAGTGCCGACCGAGGGGAGCATCACCATCAGCGAGCGGCACTACAGCCTCTACAATCCAGGCGACCTCCCGGCGCGCCCGATTTACCGCGTGACGAAAGGCACCGACGCGGACATCAAGCTCTACCTCGGCCCGATCACAAAGCAGAGCCATCTGACCGTCTTCATCTCCGGCACGAGCTGGGCGAGCGAGACCGAGGTCGTGATCGACAGCGACACGATGCAGGTCACGACGGCGGACGGGAGCGAGAGCCTGACCAGGATCACGCGGCTGTACTACAACGGCGCGCAGGGATTGTGGATCCCGCCGCATGAGGCCATCGACATCGACGTGACGGGAGCCGGGCAGAGCCAGGTCATTGTCACGCCGCGCTGGAGGTGGCTGTGATGATCCGGGTCTTCGACAAGGACATGCGAGATTTTGCGGAGTACTCCAACCCGGAGCTGTACAACCTCGACCTCGGGGAGGGCGTGCTCGCGCCGACCAGCTGCGAGATCACCGAGGATGCCGGGCAGCAGTATAACCTGAGCATGACGCACCCGATCGACCCGGAGGGACGGTGGAAGCTGCTGACGCCCTTCTGTTTGATATGCGCGCCGATTCCGCCGACGGAGACCCCGGCGATCTCGCCGGACACCGAGGGGCTGATCGGCGTCGGGTCGAAGGTGTACACAGTCAACTCGGGCGGCGCGAACCTCTACGGCAGAAACGGCAGCTATCCGGCCTGGGTGAACGGGCGCGGGTATTATCCGCCGATGCGCGTCAGCCACAGCGGGCACAACTGGGAGGCGACCGGGCCGACCTACGCGGAGCCTGGATCGGCGGGCGCGGCGTGGAAAGACCTCGGCGCGATCATGTACGTGATCCGGACGCTGGCGGCGGGGACGGAGGTCATCCTGACCCGCGACGAGAGCGCGAGCGGCACGTATTACTACGTCATGTGCCTCGACGGGCGGCAGGGGCAGGTCAACAAATCGGCGGTCACCTACGCCTACACGATCGAGGAGGGCAGCGCGATCCTCGACGACATCCCGGCGCGCGTGCTGACGCATCAGCTCTTCCGCGTGACCGACCTCACGATTGACGGCAAGGCCATGACGGTCAAGGTCACGGCGCAGCACGTCTCCTACGACTGGAGCATGGCACTGGTCGGACAAGTCAGCCTCAACGCGACGGCGATGGCGACGGCGGTGGCGGCGATCCGCTCGGCCTGCCTGCCGGACGGGAGCAGCTCCGCGCCGATGATCTACGCGGAGAGCAGCGCGGCCAAGATCACGCTGGCGGCGACGCGCAAGACCGTGACCTCGGTGCTCCTCGACCCGGAGACGGGACTGGTGGGCCAGGCGAAGGCGCGGCTCGTTCGCGACGAGGACGAGTTCTTCCTCCTGGGCAACCCATCCGGGGACGCGGTCTGCTTTATCCGCTACGGCGTCAACCTGACCGGCGTGAGCTGGCGGCGGGACTACTCGAAGCTGGTGACGCGGGTCATGCCGGTGGCGAAGACGGCGCAGGGCGCGGACTACCTGCTGCCGGCGGTCTACGTGGACAGCCCGCTGCGGGCGAATTACCCGGTGGACGCCTACCAGGCGCTGACGGTCAACGCCAAGATCGGCACGGACGGCACGGAGGCCGAGGTGCAGGCGCGGATGACCGAGGAGGCGCAGGCGGTCTTCAGCGACAAAAAAGCCGACCTCCCGGCCACGACGCTGACGGTGGACTTCCTGCTGCTGGGGGACACGGAGGAGTACAAACAATACAAGGGGCTCGAACGGCTGCGGCTGTACGACACGGTGGAGATCACGCACGAGGACATCGGCCTGAGCACCCGCGCGCAGGTCAAGGGCTACCGCTGGAACGCGATCGCGGAGCGGTACACCCAGATCACGCTCGGGGACGCCTTCGAGCCGGTGACGCACACGGTCTACGGCTTCAACGTGGCAAACGCGAGCCTGGGCGCGGACAAGCTGACGCCGGAGGCGATTGCGGCCATCCGGAACGGATAAGGAGGGGGCAAAATGGTAAGAGGATCCACGCCGGATTATGTCCTGCGGATCAACGCGGACCTGACGGGCATGATCGTCTATGTGACCATCGCTCAGCCAGGGCGGATGGTGACGCTGGACATGGATGAGCTGCGGATCGTGCCGGGGACGCACGCCAGCTACGTGCACTTCCGGCTGACGCAGGAGGAGAGCCTGAGGCTGCGCCCGGGCCGGGCCTATGTGCAGATGCACTTTGTGCCGGCTGAAAGCGGGGACGACGACCCGCCCACGGACGATGACACGCCCGTCATGCTGATGGCGGCGCAGCAGATCTTGCCGTCCACCCCGGCGCCCCGCCGGTGGGACAGCAACATTAAGAGCTTCATGATCCATCCAACGCAGCTGGATGTGGTGATCCCGAGCGGATCGGGGAGCAGCGACGAAGGAGGCGACGTTTATGAATGATCATTGCAATTGCGCACCCGTGGGCGGGTGCCTGGACCTGGAGATGGAGCAGCTGCAGGTCGTGGAAGCGGTCAGCCCGGTGGTGGCCCTGACCCGCAAGCCCAACGGCACGGAGATCACCGTGACAGACGTGCAGGGCACGCGGTCATCCATGGTTTACGACGGCGCCGCCCGGCTGCCGGTGGCAAGCATGGACGAGACGCCGCTGCTCACCCGGGGCACGATCATCGAGGCCCAGGGTGCGCCGGTCTACGTGAGCGATCTAACGGCATCGACCTGGCGCGCCTTCCAACTGACGGAGACGGGCTGGTACATTTTCGCCGTGATCCAGCACCAGAGCGATGAGCTGCGGGCAACAAGCGTCACAGGCGCAGACGGCGTGACCATCGAGGAGGATGACGGCATCTGCATCGCGGTGCGCTTCGCGGTGGCGGCGGAAACCCGGGCGATCACCGTGGACTGGTCGGACGGCACACAGACGGTCTACCACTTCAAGGCCACCGACCTTGCCATCCGCAATCTCGACTATCGCACCACCTTTTACGTGTACGATCTCGCGCCTTTCGTGACGTGGGAGTTCGCAGCGATCAGCGAGGAGACCATCGCGGCGGACAAGCGCTACTACAAGATCAATACGGTCGTCTTCGACCTCGCGGTCCGGGGAAAGGATTACAACGCGGGCGACGAGATCCCGCTTGGGAAATATTATGTTCGCGGCAGCGACAAATACTTCCACCCCTTCTATCCCGCGACCGAACGCTATTTTACCTATCGCGAGTACTACAAGCCGCGGCACGAGTACCTACTTGTGGAGGCAACGGCAGGCGAGGCCGCGCCGGTCACGTACTACGACCGAGTTTTCGTGCAGACCCGGGACGCGACCTTCCAGGATGGGAAGACCTACTACACGCCCAGCGGCTCGACCTACGCCGAGGCCACGGTGACGGTCGGGGAAGAGATTCCGGCGGACACCTACTACGAGCCGTACTACTGGCCCACGACCGACCCGCAGTTCATGCCCGCGTCGGTCAAAAGCTACTACATCCTCAACGGCACGACCTACGAGGCGGCTGAGGTCACGGAGGGCGCATCGATCCCGACGATCCTGTATAATCATTCGAAGATCATCATCGCGGGCATGGCGCGGAATGTCACCTACCAGCTCAGCACGCCGATTGACTGCCCGACGGAGTTCGTGCTGCCGGCCATCGAGGACGACGGCCACGGCGCGTGGTTCGAGTTCCGTTTCCGTCATCTCGGCAGCTTCTCCTCGACGCTGCTCCCGGAGGACCCGGACGTCAAGGTCGCCACGGAGCACACCCAGGCCGAGACCGCGGGGATGAACATGATCGACCTGCACTACATGAGCATCGACGGTGTGAAGATCTGGCGGTTTATGAACACGCACAGCAGCATTCCGACATAAAGGGGGGACATAACGCATGAACTGGCATTATGAAAAGCTCGACGAGAAGGGCAAGCTGATCTCGGTCAACACCTACACCATCGACAGCAAGAAAGAGTACACCGGGCGCTATGTCGTCAACGTGAAGGCGTGGTTCGACGAGCACCCGAAGGAGTGGGTCGCGCGCGGCTGGACGAAGCACGTCATCTGGTCGTCCGAGGAGATCAAGGAGAAATGGCCGCACAACGCGCAGACGCAGCTGCTCATCCGGGCGGTCAAGCGCGTGGACGAGCACACCGTCGAGGACGACTACCACGTGATCGACAAGTCCGAAGAGATGATGCGCTTTGAGGAGCTGCAGGCCGTCGCGGGCTGGGGCGATACCGTGAGCATTGACAACGACGCGGGCATTGCCTGGATGTAAGGAGGATAACGGCATGAGCAAAGATCTGGACACGATGGTCACGATCATGGACGAGGCGGACAAGGCGCACGAGGCGGAGCAGATGATCCCGCTGGACGACGAAGGCCGGGCGCTCGCGGAGCACAAGCGGTTCACCTTCGACGTGATCTCCGTACCCGTCGATCCGCTGCGCTGAGGAGGTGGGCGTATGTACGATGTGACCCCATACACCTGCGGGCAGAGCACGGCCTGCGGGCCGACCTGCCTGAAGATGCTCCTGAGCTATTACGGCGTTGAGGTCGATCTCGACGAGCTGATCCGCGAGTGCAGTCTCGGCGTCGAGGGCTGCTCGATGGCCACCCTCAACCGGGTCGGGCGCGCGCACGGGCTGGACATGCAGGCCTACAAGATGACGCCGGACGAACTGATCCGGCAGGACCGCCCCGCCATTATCTGGTGGAAGTATTATCACTTTATGGTCTTCTGCGGGCAGACCGCGGAGGGCGAGATTGTGCTGTGCAACCCGTCCATGGGGCGGTATGCCATCGACCAGGGCACCTTCGCGGCGCTGTACAGCGGCCTCAGCCTGTGGAACGGAACGCCGGAGGACGCAGTGATCCCGCCGACCACGCCGGAGCGCGTGGCGGAGCTGGAGACCGCGCTGGTCGAGGTCGCGGAAATGACCGCGGAGCACGACGACGCGATTGTGGAGCTGGCCGGACTGATCGGAGAGGAGGGCTGACCGTGGCTAAGATTTATTATCGCAGGATTCTGGCGGGCCTGATGACCCTGGAGGACGTGCCGGAGCGCTGGCGCGAGGAAGTGCGCCGGATGCTGGAGGAGGGCTGACCATGACCGCGATCCTTGCCGTGCTGGTGATCCTGGCCTTTGCCGCTGTGATCTGGGTGCTCTTCGCGGCGGCGGCGGACAAAATCAGACGTGAGCAGGCGATGCGGGAGTGGTGGGAGCACCCGCCTGATCGGGAGGATGAGGAGGATGTCAACGATGCGGACGGCTGAACAGGTGGAAGCCCTCCGGGCGCAGATGGCCGCGGAGGGCGCGGGGAAGCCGGAGATCATCCGGCAAGTCGCGCTCGCGTGCATCGGCTGGCCGTATGTTTTCGGGGCGTGGGGCGAGGAATGCAAGCCCGCGAACCGGCGGCGGCGGGTGCGATCCGATCATCCGACGATTGCCTCGAAGTGTCCGGCGATCAGCCGGGAGGTGGCGTGCAGTCCGCAGGCGTGCCCGTGGGGCATCGGCGTGCGGATGTACGACTGCCGCGGCTTTACCAGGTGGCTCATGCAGCAGGTCGGGCTGGACATCGTTAACAGCAAAGGGCAGGCGTGCCAGACCGTGACCAATCAGTACAACGCGGCGGGCAACTGGCAGCGGCGCGGGAAGATCGGCGAGATGCCGGACTGCGTGTGCAATGTGTTTGACCTCAAGCACGGACACACGGGGATGCACATCGGCGGCGGGGTGGTGGTGGACTGCTCCGTCAACGTGCGCGTGGTGGGCATGACTGGGTGGACGCACTACGCCGTGCATAAGGGACTTTACAGCGAGGGGGAGATACCCATGGAAACGATCAAGCCGACCCTGCGCAAGGGCAGCCGGGGTGACCTGGTGCGCGAGCTGCAGGAGGCGCTGAACGCGCTGGGCTTTGACTGCGGCGCGGCGGACGGGATCTTCGGAACGAAGACCTTTAATGCCGTGGTTGCCTTCCAGACCGAGGCCAAGCTGGACGCGGACGGGGTCGTGGGGCCGAAGACGTGGCGGGAACTGGACGCGGCGCGAACCTCATCCGGCGCTGACGCGCCACCTTCCCCTGAAGGGGAAGGCCGGGAGGTAACGTATCGCGTGACGATTGAGGGCGTGACGTGGGCGCAATACAAGGAGATTCTGAAGACGTGGCCGCTGGCGGAAGTGGTGAAGGAGGGGTGAGACCGATGCCGAACGTGGAGGGGCTGACCCCTGAAATCCTGTGGTATACCCTGGTCGGCCTTGTCGGGCTGGGTGCGCTGGTCGTGCTGGCGGACAAGGTCGCGGAGGTCTTCCGCAAGCGCAAGGAACGCCGGGCGATGGAGAGCACGCCCTCGGAGGAGATCGCCGACACCATCAGCAAGGCGGTGCTGGAAAAGCTGGAACCGCGCTTTGAGGCCATCGACACCAAGCTGGCCAACGACAAATCGCGGCTCGACGCGCACGAGCGGACGCTGGCGCACATCTCCGAGACCGAGCAGAGCAACCGGGACGGCTTCGCGGCGGTCGCCGGGGCGCTCATTGCCGTGCTGGATCACGAGCTGCACAATGGCAATACACAGCAGATGGAAAAGGCGCGGGATGAGCTGAATCATTATTTGACGCACAGAAAGTGAGGGATTCTGAATGATCGACTGGAAGACCAAGCTGACGAGCCGCAAGTTTTGGGCGGCGATCGCGGAGTTTGTGACGATGCTCATCATCGCCCTCGGCGGCAGCCAGGAGACCGCCGTACAGATCACCGCGCTGATCATGGCCGGGGCCGCGGTGGTCGCGTATATCATCGGCGAGGGGCTGATCGACGCGGCGGCGGCAAAACAGCCGGAAGGATTCCTGCCGGAAATCGGTGACACGATCGGCGACCCCGATGAGGATGACGGGAAGTGACACACGGGGAGGGGCTTCGGCCCCTTCTTTTTTTTGTGCGCAAAAAAGTTTGTACAAATTCAAAATTTCTTCGATTTCTCTATTGACTTTGTACAAAGTCTATGATATATTTACATCAGGGAGCAGGAGAGAGGCTCCCACCACCACGACCGAGATCAGGAGGACGAAACCATGATGACTGCTGAGCGCATTAACGAGCTGACTGCCCTGGGATTCAACCGCTGGACGAAAAATGCCATGGACCGCCTGTACATCAACGCCCGTGACCTGGGTCTCACCTGCACCTATTACAAGACCGGCAACATCAGCGCCGCCGAGTTTCGCGGCGAGAGCATCAGCAACAGCCACGCCGGCCGGATGAAGGCCGCCAAGACCTACATCGACCTGGTCAACGACACCATCGTGAGCGATGACGCCGATCTGGCCGCCGCTGTGGCCGATCTCCTGGGCGTCGACTATTCCACCGGCAACCGCATCATCCATATCGCCTGACAAACAGCCGACAAAAGAAAAGGAGGATCACCCATGAAAAAGATCATCAACGGCAGGCTGTACAACACGGACACCGCCCGCAAGGTCGCGGGCTACTGGAACCGCCTCAGCGAAAGGGACTTTGGCTACTGCCGCGAGGCTCTCTACTGCAAGCGCACGGGCGAGTACTTCCTCGCCGGGGAGGGCGGTCCGCAAAGCAAGTACAGCCGCAGCACAGGTCAAAACTCCTGGTCGGGCGGCGAGGGGATCATCCCGCTGACCTACGGCGACGCTAAGGAGTGGGCGGAGACCGCCATGGACGCGGACGCCTACGAGGTGGAGTTCGGCGCCATTTCCGAGGGTGATCTGACCCACTTACACATCAGCCTCCCGGCTGACGTCGCGGATCGCATCCGCAAGGCCGCAGCTGAGGAGGGGGTCAGCGTGAGCGAGTGCATCAGAAAGCGGTTCTGACGACGGGCGGACGATGAGTACGAGAGGGGGCTTCGGCCCCTTCTTTTTTTGCGGAGGGAAGGGGAGGGGGATGAGTGACTGGCATGTGTGGGGAGGCGGGTCATCTCCACCACACACATGCCAGTTATACACCAGACGGACCTCTGTCGAGGTGATTTGGATGGCATGGATAGCCCGCTGGATCAGTGTTCGCTGATCGTCGGCGGGCTTTTTTTGTATGCCGCGGCAGGCGGCAAGGGCGGCGATGGTGGCGGCGGGGTCGTAGGTGGCGCAGGGGCGGAGGAGGGCTTCGCGGCGGGCGGTGAGGGTGGTCTCCTGGGCTTCGAGGCGGCGGAGCTCGGCGAGGACGTACTGGGGGGCGGCGGCCTGGGCGTCGGAGGCGTCGGCGGTGAGGACGGCGAGGAGGCGGGACTGACGGCGGCGGATGGCTTGCAGCTCGCGGTCGATGGGGGCGGTGGCGGCGCGGCGGTCGGCAGTAGCGGCGGCGGAGTAATCGTTGGCGATGGCGCAGGCATCGGCGACGGGGCCGGGCTGGTCGGCGAGGGCTTCGAGGGCGCCGCAGACGGCGGTCATCAGGGATTCGAGGCGGACCGGGGAGACGCAGCCGGAGCGGCACTTGTAATAGCGCTGGACGGTGCCGTCGCGGTCGTGCCCGGCGTTGTCCAGGGGCATCAGGCGACCGCAGACGGCGCAGTGGACGAGGCCGGTGAGGGGGTAGACGCGGCGGGCGTAGGCGTGGTAGGCGGTCAGGTTCTCCGCGCGGAGGGCGCAGACGCGGGCCCACTCCTCGGGGGTCAGGATGGCCGGGACGCCGCCGGGGACGCGGATCACCTCCGGGGCGGTGACCTTCGAGCGCTTGTCGGTGCCGAGGCGGCGGATGTAGGTGCCCGCGTACATCTCATTGGCGAGGAGGTAGTTGAGATCGGACTTGCCCCAGGGGGAGCGGCGGCGGGCGAAGCGGGCGGCCTCGGCGTTGAGGTAGTCGAGGATCGGGGCGTATCCGCTGCGGGAAAGGTACATCTCGAAAACGCGGCGGACGATGGGGGCGGTGGCGGGGTCGAGCTCGAAGCGGCGATCCTCGCCGACGCGATAGCCGAGGGCGACGTGGCCGCCGAGGTAGCGGCACTCGTGGGCGAGGTGCTTGTGGGCCATAACGACGCGGTCGGAGTCCTGCTCGCGCTCCAGCTGCGCGAAGGAGGCGAGGATGTTGAGCATCATGCGGCCCGAGGGGGTGGACGTATCGATGGACTCGGTGACGGAGTGCAGGGCGACGCCTCGGGGCTGCAGATTATCCTCGATGATGGCGAGGGTGTCGCGGAGGGAGCGGCTCAGGCGGTCCAGCTTCCAGACGACCAGGGCGCTGATCCGGCCCGCGCGGACGTCGGCGAGCAGGCGCTGCAGGGCGGGGCGGTCGGTGTTCTTTCCGGAGAAGCCGGGATCTTCATAGAGGGCGATGTCGCCGGCCTGACGCATGACGGCCCAGGCTTTGAGGACCTCGCGCTGGGCGTCCACGCTGATGCCGTGCTGGGCCTGCTCTTCGGAGCTGACGCGGATGTAGCCGGCAGGGACTTTTTCGGGCACGATGAAAACACCTCCCAAAAGAGACCGGAGTCGGTCTGTCAGGTTATGATGACCCAGACGGCGTCGCGCTCCTGGTCGGCGTCGTATTCCTGGGATTCGATGCGGATTTGCATATCTTCCGGCTCGCGGTCGGCGGCGCGGATCTTTTCGACGGCGGAAGGCGGGAGCGATCCGACGCGGTCATCGTCCACGAGGACATCGTAGCGCTTGCGGTCTTCGTCGTACTCGACCGTGCAGGCCGAGCCCACAAAGTCATCCGTGACATAGAGGGGATCGGCGACGGCGTTCAGGCGGGCGATGATCTTTCCGCGGGCCTTTCGCATCCTGTTGAGCTCGTCCCGATAGAAGGCCAGGCGGATGACACCCTTCTCGCCGGTGGGGGCATAGGAGGCGAGGTCGGCAAAGACGGGATCGCCGCGCTCATCCCACTCGCGGATCATATCGACAAGGCGGGTCGGGCGCATATCGCCGAGATGGTTCTCGCCCTGCATAACCTGCATGGCGTCGCCTTCCGTGCGGAAACTCACGGGCTGCGCGACCTTTGCGCGGGCAGCCATGGTGCGGGTGGTCTTCACCAAATCCACGTCCGGGTAAACATAAACGCGCTGCTTTCCATCCAGGGAGGCGGGGATGACGCTCAGGCGCGGCGGGGGATCGTTGTCAAATCGGAGGATGGTGCCGTGCGCGCTCACGGCGGAACCCGAGGGGGTGAGGGCGGGCGCGGGCGCGGGCGCTGTGCGGGCGGCATATGCGGCGGCCTGCTGCCGGAGACGGGCAAGGTCGGCGGATTCCTGGCTCTTTTTCCGGGTATGGCGGCGCACCAGCCAGACGATCAGGATGATCACCAGGGCGATGGCGGCGACGAGCATGTAAAAGAAATCATAAACCATTGTAATCATGGGTTTCTCCTATCTGGTATAGGTTACATTGCCGACGGTATAGCGGCGTCTTTTCTCATGCCCGGCTGGGAGAGAATCCCGGCCACCGCGCCCAGGGCGGCGGCCTGCCCGGTATCGGTCAGCTGCCGGAAAATTTTTAGCAGCATCGTTTCATTTTCCGGAAGATTCACGCTGTTCTTACCGACGATATAATCCACAGACACGTTGAAATATTCGGCAATCTGGATCAGCGTGGCGAGCGGCGGCTCACTGGCTCCGTTTTCATATTTAACATAGGTAGTACGGTCAATCTTCAGATAGCTGGCCATGTCGGACTGGCGGAGTTCGCGGGCGGTTCGGAGTTCTTTCAAGCGTTCCAGTTTCATCCTGATCGCCTCCCTCTGCTTGCATTATATGTGAAATATGTTCACTTGTATATGGATGTGCAGAAAAATCACATTTACTCTTGACAAGTGAAGTTACATCACATATAATGGGGCTACCGTGTGAAGTAACTGCACACGCCGGAGGTGATAGGATGAAGGAAGCCCTCGTTTACAGGCGCACAGAGGCGAAGCTAACACAGGAACAGGTGGCAACGGTGCTGTGCATAGATCGCAGCACAATCTCAAAGTGGGAGACGGGCGAGGCCATGCCGAAGACGGCAATGCTACCCAGGCTGGCGGCGCTCTACAAGTGCAGCATCGCCGACTTGTACACAGTGCCCAAAAAGGTCTGAGACCCGCTGACAGCATCGAAGAAGGGAGGGCGCGGCGTGGCGGAGATTCGGGTGCCGGTGGGGATCAGCTTCACGCGGAAGGCGATGGACGAGCACTACCGCGCCCTGAAGCGGGGCGAGGAGTCGAAGCTGGAGATCAGTGTCGAATATGAGGAGCACCCGACGGAGGCGGCCAGGCTCGCCTTCGCAAAGTGGATGTTTCAGATGCACGAGGCCGACTGGCCCGGCGTGAGCGAGGAGGAGCAATATGAAAAGCTGGTACAGCAGAGTTACCGACACGGTGGAGAAGAACCGCTATACGTGCTATGAGCTGCGGGACTTTATGACGCGCGAGGAGGCGCGCCAGATCGTCGTCGGGGCGCAGGGGATGGTCAGCGCGGCGCAGCGCAAGGCGCGGGCGGACGTGGACACGCAGGAGATCGACAAGCGGGAGCTGCTGGCGGCCCAGCTCGCGGTGCAGCAGATGGAAGCATTCTGCGCGGTGCTGCCGTTTGTGGAGTTAATGTGAGGAGGTTTGTATGATCGAGATCTGAGCTGAGGGGAAGGCGGTCACGCTGCGGTGCGAGGGCAAGGTCCGGGCGCAGATGGCGGAGTTCGCGGCGGCCTTCCATGCCTGGGCATATCACACGGTGGACGATACGGAGGCCCGCGACGCGCTGCGGGATCTGTTCGTGGAAACGCTGACAAACGACGACCTTTGGCATATCCGTCCGGAGCGGACGGAACGGCTCGTCGAGGTGGACGACCCGGAGGATCTGTTCGACCAGGGCGGGGACTGATCCGCCCGACATGCCGCGCGCGAGAGCGGGCCAGCGGCGAACCCGGCTTTGACGGCAATGGGCCGGGGGAGGCGCGTGATGTGCCAGGCCTCCGGGGGCGGGACCCGGACGCGGCACCAGGGGAGGCGATGTTCCCCTCGCCTTCTCCTCTTCATCTGGCAGCCCGGAAAGACGGGCGAACCCTGACAGCCCGGAAAGACGGGCAGCCCTGCCCCTCCGGGGGCCGGGCACATGGACGGCGAGCAGATCTTCGGGGGTGTGGCCGCAAGCGCATCCGCGAACCTGGGGCAGCGCCAGGGCCGTCCAAACCCTGACCGCTTGCGGAGGCCGGGGAAGAGAAATTGTTGAAAGATCAAAGAGCTAATGGAGGACGTCAAATGGAAGAAATTCAAAAACGTGACATCGAAACCGAATATTCGGAGTTCTTTGAAAGAGTGATGAACGAAGTTTTCAACGGGGAACGCGATCTTCATATGCTTGAAAAGCGAACCATCGTAGAGTGGATAGAAGATTTCCATCTGCCGGAGATCATTGTGCTGGAATTATTGGAGTGGTGTGTGTGCACAAAGGGCATTAGCTTCAGCCTCAGAAGTTCATTTGTCATGGAGCTTGTCAAGTTCATTGATACAATAGTGACAACTGTGAAGCATTCGTATAAAGCCACCGAAAAACCGAACGAATCTAACACCGACGATCCATCGTGTGAAACTTTCATCGTTCAAGTGGGCGGCGGATTCTGTCCTATCCGTGAAGTGACCATGAAGGCGAAACCATACACTAAAGGGTCTTACAGCGGGATTGCCATCACCGCTGAATACACCATCCTCCGCAAGATCGGCTCGATCCCGGCGGAAGGGATCGGTGGCGAGGCCATGGGGCCGCTGATGAGTTTGCTGGCGGAAAACTTTTTCAAAGAAATCAAAGATCAGCGCGTCAAAGATGTGCCACAGGAGTCGGATTTGTACGACGACGAAGAGGATGATCTATGAAGACATCTGTATATATGCGGCCCTACTGGCGCTCGCCGAGGATCGGGACGGGGCAGACCTGCCCGGTCTGCGGCGCGCAATACTGGCCGAGCGATGACTGGGGATGCAAGTACGGCCAGACGCTGGTCTGTTCGATCCCGTGTATGCGGGAGATGGCGGCGCGGGACAAGGTGCGGAAGCTGGCAAAGATCAGAGAGACGAAGCAATATAAGGCATGGAAGATGCAGGAGGCCGGGATGACGCGCGAGGCCATCGCGGCGGCCTTCGGGGTGCCGAGGTCCAAGACGGACTGGTACATTAGAAACTTCATGGACGTGCACCGGGATCTGCTCGACGAGCTGAGAGAGGAGACCGCATGACGACAGAGGAAATTCTCGCGGCGCTGGACCGTCGGCGGGAGGAGCTGGGGCTGACCTGGCAGAAGGCCGCGCTGCTCGCCGAGGTCAACCCGGCGACGGTCCACGGATGGATCCGGAAGTCCCGGCAGCCGAACCTTTATAACCTGATCAAGGTCTGTGACGCGCTGGGCCTGGAAGTGCGGATCGAACGGAAGCGGGGAGGCTGACAGTGCAGAACGCAGAGAAGGACATCCGGGACACGGGGATCTCCGCTGCCGAGGCGATGGCGGCCATCGAGCGGGCGCGATGCCGGAGGCGGATGAGCGTGGAGACGCTCGCGGAGGCCGCCGGGCTGACCTGGGGAACCTACTACAAGTGGCTGCGCGGGGAGAAAACGCCGCGGGTGGACAACCTCCTGCGGGTGTGCCTGGCGCTGCTGGCGGCGGAGGAACAAGAAGTGACCGAGAAAAATCATTAACGGAGGCATATGCGCATGAAGACCATGAAGATCAAGATCACGCTGACCGAGGAGATGCTGGGAACCGCCAGCAGCAACCCAGAAATCCATGAGGATTTCATCGCGTCAAAGGCGCCGGACGCACAGAGCCGCGAGGAAGAAATCGCCGCGCTGGGTGTGGAGGCGGTGGTCGAGAAAGGCAAGACCGTTTTCCCCCGTGACGCGCAGGGCAATCCGATCATGTGGGACTACCAGCTCAAGGGATTTTTCAAGGATGCCTGCGGAATGCTTTCCCGCGTGCCGGACACGAAGAGCAAGGCCCTGAAGGCCTACAAAAAGGTCATTGACGGCCTGATCTTTGTCAGCCCGCGGCAAATCCCGATCCACCTGTCCGGGGAGATGGGCGAGTGTCAGAGGCCGCTCCGGGCGCAGACGCTTCAGGGGGAGCGCGTCGCCCTGGCTAATTCTGAGACCGTTCCGGCGGGAAGCTGGATGGAGTGCGAGATCACGATGCTCGACGACAAGCTGGAGGAGACCGTCAAGGAGTGGCTTGACTATCTCAAGCTGCGCGGGCTGGGTCAGTGGCGGAACTCCGGCAAGGGCCGCGCGGCGTGGGAGATCGCGTAAGCGCAAAGGCTCTGTGCGGCTTGGCATAGCATTGCCAGGGCTCTGTACGGCCGGGCGTAGCGCGGCGCAGAAAAGTAAAGCCAGGCGACGGAAGGGCCGAGCGGGGCGGTGCGAGGGCTTTGCCAGGCGGAGCACAGCGCAGAAAAGTAAAGCCAGGCGGTGGAAAAGCGGAGCATTGCAGAGCCAAGAAATGAAACGGAAAAGCATGGCAAAGCTTGGAAATGAGACGGAATGGCATGGCAAGGCTCAGAAGTGAAACGGAAACGCGGAGAAAGGCCGAGAACGGCAGAGAAATGGCGGAGCATGGCGGCGCTGAGTTGTGCCAAGGCAAATGAACAAATAGAAAGCGAGGAAACCAACATGAAAAAGACGGCTATCTGGAAGATCGTTGCCATCATCGGGACGCTGACCGCCTGCCTGTTGATCACGGCGGGCTGTGGTGCCAAAACGACCACCACAACCGGGACGAAAGCCGACACGTCCGCCCAGATCAACGTGGCAGACAGGCTCTCCGCGAATCAGCCAACGCCGAAAGACATAGAGTACAGCCTCGAACGCTACAACCTGATCCGGCGCACCTACTGGGTCAACGGCCAGCGGGAAAAAGCAAACACGCTGGTCTGTGAGATCGAAAAGCCCCTCGGCTACATCGTGCTTTTCACCGGCAACACCACCGTCGGGCGGTTCGTGGTGGACGGCAAGGTCTCTTCCCTCAATTCATTTCTGACCCCGGATTCAGAATACTATGAATTATGCTACGGTGGCAACTACACACAAAAAAACAAATGGCTTGCGGACGTGGACGGCAGCTACGGCGAGAACGACAGCGGGATCTTTTTCTTCACCCCGGACGGGAAATATGTGGAGTGGAGCGGCGATTATCTCTATAGCGACATCCCGTTCGAGATCGACAGCCCGGTGATCCGGTGGGAGGTAGCGGAATGAAGAAAGCGGTCATTGTCCTGTCCGTGGTTCTCGGACTGATCCTGTTCTCGGCAATCGTTTTCTTCTCATGGACACCGAGCGGACGCACGGTTTGGAACAATTGGTTCCACGACGTGAAAAAGGCCGACGATAACACACGGTATGAAAACCGCAAAAAGGTAGAGGACACCTGCCGCGCCATGATGGCCAGCTACGAATCCGACCGCCTGACCTGGATGCAGTACAAAGACAGCGAAACCACAGAGCAGCGCGGGTGGGCCGATCAGGCAAAAATGCGGGCAAACAAGACGGCCTCGACTTACAACAATTTCGTCCTAAAGAACAGTTATGTATGGGAGGGCAACGTACCGTCAGACATCTGCAATCGTCTGGATTATCTGGACTAAGGAGGTGAGCGGGGATGCTGTTTAAGAAAGATAAAGCGACCGAATATCAGGAAGGGTACAACAACAATTTGGACCCATACGGCCATGCGGTTTACACCTTCGCCGAGCGATGGGCAGACCTGATGGAACGGGAAATCCTCAAATCCGACAACCCGGCGGCAGTGATCGACGCCCAGGCCGAGAGCCTGAGCCATGAGGCAGACACGGAAGGAATCACCGGATTCATGTACGGCTGCGCGGTCTCGATCCTGAGCGACTGCTGGCTGTACGGCGAGCAGCTGCGCGTCTGGCACAACGCGCAGTATGGACATACCGGCGACGGCGTGGTAAACCCGGCGATCATGACAATCGGGAGGCGGTGAAGTTGAATGCGGCTGATTGACGCGGACGCGCTGGTCTATGAGCTGACCGAGATGGTCAGACACACCGCAGGAGAGTATAAACTCGGCATTGACGCGGCAAGGCTCGTTGTAATGGATGCGCCAACAATTGCGTACGGGACTGACAGCATCACGATCAACTGGACACCAGACATTGACAAGCTGGCGCGGGATGTGGCGCTCCGTGGGCTGAACGAGTTTTCGTTCTGTGGCAAGTCAATCAGGGAGTGGGTCGAGATCATCTTGGAACAACCCAGCTGGATTGGCGCTGACAAAAGGCCGGAAAAGCCCGGAAGATACCTCGTCTATGGGGTGACAATGTTTGTCCCGGATCATAACGGAGAACCGTGCGGTTATTGGGAGATCAAGATCGCGAACTGGTCCGACAAATGGGGCTGGGACTGCAAGGTAAAGTGTTGGCGGCCGCTCCCAGAATTGCCGAAGGAGGATGCAGATGGCGATCCGGATTGACCGCGACACCCTGCTGGCAGCGATCCGGGAGGAGATCGACAGCTGGGACGGAGAGACACCGGATCAGGTGGCCGTGCCGGGGCAGATGCTCCGGGACGTAGCGCGGATGCTGGGAGAGGGTGACACCTCTCCCAGCGTCCTGACCCTCGACGAGCTGCGGGCACTGCCGGTGGGCGCGGTGGTGTGGTATGAGCAGAGAGCCAAAGACCAGACGTACATCATGCCGATGGTCGTGACGGCGGACGAGCATATCGGGTGCTGGGCGCTGGGCGTGTGCATGGACGTGATCGGTCAGGATGATCGGTGCTGGTCGGCGAGGCCGACGGATGAGCAGAGGGAGGCGGAGGCGTGGCGCGCGTGATCCCGTTCTCCGCGCTTCAGCCGGGGATGACGGTCTGGCTGGAGTGGCGGGGATCGCCGCTCCTGCTCCGCATGGAGATCGTCGAGCGCAAGAGTGAGACCAGCGTCCGGGCGCGGATGGAGGCAGAGATGTTTAATGACCCGCAGGCCGTCCGGGAACAGAGCGGGCGGCGGGTGTGGGATGAGAGACCGACGAAGGAAGAGAGTGAGGCCGTGCCGTGGACGATTTCCTGAGTTTCGTGGACGATCTCCGGAGGCGGTACGCGCTCCACCTGGAGATCAGTTACTCGAAGGTGACGGACTGGATGATCACGGTGTACCGCAAGGGCCTGGCCGACGACTATCCCGACAGCCTGCGCGAGGGGAATGACGTGATCCTGTGCCACGTGCAGGACGGCGACATGGCGCTTGCCTTCGCCCGGGCCCAGGTGGCGCTGAAGACCTGGCTGAGAGAGCATGAGGGTGGGTACTGATGACACAGATGGACTTTCTCGACCTGATCCCGGTGCGGGAGGAGGATCTGTACTGGCAGCCGCAGGAGTGGACGCCGGGGACGAAGGGCTGGATGATCCGGGTGATCGGCGTGCGGTACCTGGACCGGGAGCAGGCGCACAAGATCTACGTGATGGCGGAGCTCTGGAAGAGCACCGAGACGCCGCGGCCGGATCCGCGGAGTTATCACAAATGGTTCACCGCCGGCGAGAAGATCGGCGGGGATCACGCGGCCTGGTACGGCGGTTGGCGGAAGGTGCTCCGGCGCAGGCCCACGGACGCGCAGCTGCTGGAGGCGGCGCACGCGAGCGAACACTGGCGGCCGGGGATCGGCGTGATCGAGCGCATGAGCGACGGCATGGAGCGGGTGCTGGAGGAAGCGACGGCATGACGGAACGGGAGATCAGCAGGAGACTTGGGAAGGAGGCCGATCATGCCGATCAAATCAGCCTTTGACAGCCTTCACCCTGACGAGGTGGAGCAGGCCGTCGCGGTGGAGCTGCGGGAGGACCCGCGCGGGTGCGCGGCCTGCCCGTATCATCAGTACGGCGACGCGGAGTGCCTGAGCAGGATGCTGCGCGACGCGCGGGACATTGCGCGGGCGCACAGGGAGGGGCGGGAGCCATGACAGAAGAGGCGGCTTTCCTCCGGGCGAGAATCCGGGCGAAGTGCCTGGAGTGCAGCGGGGGCTGTAAATCGGAAGCGAAGCGCTGCCGGAATACCGGCTGCCCGCTGTGGGGCGTGACAAACCTCCAGAAGCCGAAAAAAGACAAGCGGAAGCGCGCCGACGGCGTGCAGCTGTGGATCAAGATTGAGGTGCACGATGGATAAAAATACGATCCGTCGGGAAGACTTGGCGACGGAGAACGCCACCTACGTTGGCTTCGGCTTCATCGAGGAGAACTTCGACAACGGCGTGAAGTTCTTCCGGGCCTTCTGGTTCCACAAGGCCACGTTAAGCCCGAAAAACGAGGAGAGCGCCACGAAGGAAGAGACCATCCCGGAGTTCATGTGCAAGGCGTGGCCGGTCGGACCCAACGCGGAGCTGGGCACCTACAAGGACTTCGAGACCGAGGCCGCGGCGGTCAGCTACCTGAACGGGCTGGCCGGTGTTCGGGAATGACATGAAAAGCTATATGAAAGGACTGATTTGGGGATGCCGCCCAAGGAGAATGACATCGACCTCGGAGATCTGCGCTACGATTACGGCGATCCGGTCGTGATCGGGAAGGTCGAGAGTGTGGAAACCTTCGAGATCGAGGACGAGATGGCGCTCATGCCGCACTCCGTCGGGGCTGTCGTGACCGGCCTGGTCACCACGCGCAACGGCCCGGCGCTGCGGTGGCTGTTTGGTCTGCCGCCCAAAAAGCGGGACGGACGTAAGCTGAAACGGCAGAAAGAGAAAGCACGACGGAGGAAGCTGAAAAATGGAAGAGCAGAAAATCCTGTTCGCTGATCTCTACCGGCTCATGGGCGCGGCCAGGTTTGAGCTCAAGGCGCTCGGCAAGCAGGTCGAGACGCTGCTGCTCGGGATGGACTGGGACAGCCTCAGCCTGACCACGAACGAGATCATCAGCCTGTCCGCGAGGATCGGCAACATCGCCCAGGCCATGATCGACGCGACGGATATGTTCCTGCAGAATGGCCCATATGAGGGCGAGCGCAAGGGCGTCACGCCGCTGGAGGGGTTAGCCAATGACGAAG